TTGAGAGCGTAAATCTGTTGCTGCTCGCTTAAAATCTCCACCATATTTAAGGTGAACAAGCGCCCCGAACTTGTCATAGGATCGTTCAGCATCAAAGGCAGTTGATGTGCTAAAAACCATCAACTTATCATTTCCTTGATAGTTTGTAGTGGCAGATATGCCAAAGTCTTTACCTGGGCGAATCCAAGTGGTCTTCTCGCCTTGGGTATAAGCCTTTTTCCATCCAAGAGGAAGTAAAATCTCATCCCAAGTGGTGCGCTGGTTATAGTCATCACCGGCGGTGAGAACGCCATCGCTACGCGTGGCAACCTCAACTGCTACCGATTCAGGCTTTGGCATTGAGTCAAACATCTTAAATACGGTGTGCAGGGCATCGCGCTCAGCGAGTGAGAGTGTGGTAATCGTCTCAATCGAACCGCGAAGCATCTGCCACGCACCGCCCGATGGATGGCAAGTGCCGCCTGAAGGTGCGGTGATACAAAAACCACCTTCGCATCTTGTCTCGGCCAATACATCTACACCGCCATTTTCGCCAGGTCTGCGAGCGAGCTTAGTGTTGCCTTGAATTTCACCATCAACCTTGTAGAGCCAATGCAAGCCACCCGAAGGTGTTGCCTCGACATAGGATGAGTTGAGTTTTTCCCATAAAGCACCTAAACCTGATCCGTTGCAGACCTCAGCAATTTCAAGGTGCAACTTCTCGGCAACTGCTCTTCCCTCAAGCTCAAGCATCTCAAGGTTGTTTGAAATCTTGCCAGTGATGACTCCGATTCCCTGTTGCTCTGCACCGAACCACGCCAAAATCTCTTCGGGGGTCGGTTGAACCTCTTGGTATTGCTTCCACGATGAAAGCCCTGGGCGCTTGGTGCCATCTGTAGCAACTGGCACCGCGACAATTCCTGCATTAGCAAATCGCAGCGCCGTTGTTAATAGTTCACTCATCGCGTTCCCCCTGTAGATAGCCTTCTTCAATTAACTGCTCAATGATGAACCCAGCCATTCGCCAAGGTGACTCAGGCAATTCCATTTGATACTTATTCCAAAGCGCGTAAGTTACCGCACCGCGAGCTGATTCACGCTGATTGACCTGATTCGATGGCACCGAGTATTTCCTTCCCTAGCTCGTAAGGCACTCGACTTCTATCTTTGGCACCCTTGATGCCTTGGGTGCCAGTTGATGATCCGCGTGGGGCTGCTTCGTGGCAACCCTGCCCATTCTTACAAGGCTCGCGATGAGTCCACCCAGGCACCTCACCCCATAAATCAGTTGGCTTCATTCGTGAATCTCCATAAGTGCAATATGTAACTGTTCGCCTTGGTAATCCTGCAACTACTGGCAACTTGCGCAACATCGCTCTTGGGTTCTCCATAAGCCAACCCTTTGATGGATTAAGTTCATTGATGAGATTTACAGTGTGCGCAACTAACTCCTGATTGAATTTAGCAGCCTCAGTCTTTGGCTCATAGTTCCTATATCCACCGCCCCAGTGATGCCCCATTGAGGCAACACTGAAAGCAGTGCAAGGTGGTGAGGCCCAAATGAAATCGGGTCTGCCATATTGAGCAAGCAAATAGTCTGCGGTCAATAGAAATACATCCACATTCTCCGTTGCCTCAAATGATTCATCTAGCTCGAAACTTATCACAGTGTGACCTGCATCTTTGAAGGCTTGAGTTGAACTGCCGGTGCCTGAGAAGAAATCAAATATCAACATCGAGCATCTCTTCTTTATTAGCGATTGCAAAGTCAATGCGAGCGCGAGCAATCTCCACATACTCTGCCGATTGGTCAATGCCAATAAAGTTAAATCCTTCATAGACACAAGCCTTGCCGGTTGAACCTGAACCCATAAACGGATCAAGCACAGTGCCACCTGGCGGTGTCACCATTCTCACCAGGTATTGCATAAGAGTTGTCGGCTTCACTGTTGGGTGATGATTCAACTTCTCGGCGTTGGTGCGATTGCGGGGATTGTCACCGCCTACCTTGCCTTCAGCTCGCCCATCGTGATCACGCTTTGCTTCAAACCCATCAAGCCCCTCGTTGCGGTCACGCTTAGAAGTTTTGGCGCAGTAGAAGAATCGGGCGGCACTGCCATTGTCATTGAAACCTTGTCGAACTTCAGGAAATGTGGTTGATGACTCAAGCAATGAATTGCCACCATAAATATTTATATTCGAGCCACTCTTTTGTGTTGCCATTCCTTTGCTATCAGGAAATAGCCCAACAACCTCATCACTGCCATCGTGAATGAAGTTGGCTGGCCAGCGGCCACCGACAGGTCTATTGCCAGTTAAATCAACTGTGTGCTGGCTTCCTTCGGTAATAAACTTCCCATTGGGTGCAGAGATATTAGTGCTAACTGGCTTATCCCACGCTTTTTCAAATCCATCATCAGATGGCACTCGACTCGCATCAATGTTTAAGCCACCGACACCCCACTCAAGCACATTGTTCGCAATGGTGCCGACCACGGGCTTGCGTGCAAGCACCATTGGTTCGTGAGCTGGCTTGAGTGCCGTTCCCCAGCCTTGCCATTGTTGAGCTTCATTAGATAATTGTGTTATCTCACGCTCAATTACATTTCTGCCTCTGCCAGCGTGCATCGAACCACCCTGCATACCAATATCAACCTTCTCGGTGCCGACAACTTCACCAATAAATTCGGCTTGCTTATCAATGGCTTTTGCGATGTTCATTGACTTCGGAAATCCTGATCCATACACCCACATTATTTGGTCGCGGATTTCAAACCCTGCATCCTCGATTGCAACCGCCATTCGGTGATAGGTGCGCGAGCCGCTAAAGGCAATGAGGTGTCCACCAGGCTTCAGCACCCGCAGAGCCTCTTGCCAAACTTCCACGTTGAAGGCAACGCCACTTGAATCCCAGCTCTTGCCCATAAAGCCAAGCTCATACGGCGGATCAGTGACAATCGCATCTATGAAGTTATCGGGCATTGCTTTCATTGTCGCAATGCAATCGCTATTTATTAGTTTCATTATTCCCCCACTACATTGTTGATAATCCATTGAACTACTGGCACTGCTACCGCGTTGCCCATCTGCTTATAGCGATTGGAATCGGCTTGCCCCGCAGTCCAACCATCGGGGAATCCCTGAAGGCGCTCGCACTCAGTTGGTGTGAGTCTGCGTACAGTAGCGGAGTTAGGGAAAATGGTGTGAAAGTTCGAAGTCGCGAGTGTGAAGGCTTTGTTCGACACCAAAGGCCCTTTGCCCCCCCCTGCGGCACCCTCTCGGTCACGCATTACTACAGGTTCCTCTTGTGCAATAAAGATTTGTGCGTGGTGTGACTGCACACTTGGCTGATTTGCTTGCAATGCAAGAGCAATCTCTGTCTCTGTGGCGCTGAAATTATCAGCCTTTGCATCTTCTCTTACAGAATATGCTGTTGGTTCATTGTCAAAAATCATTGGTACATTTCCCCCGCCCGTTCCGTATCGTGAAATAACTGTTGGTGCAATCTGATCCTCATAAACTCTGACATCACCAACTCTTGTGCCGTCAATGATTAAAACACTTGGGATTCCCATAGGTTGATTGGCTGCTTTCAATGTATGTGTCACCTTTTCATTTATATCCGCATTGTAAATATCAACTGCATAAATAAGAACTGTTGCTCTGTTTTCGTTTGCGTTATCAAATGCGTTCAATGTCGGTGTTACCCCCCCCTGCAGCCAAGTTTCAAAATCTTCGGTGTTTTGCGCCCTGCGCGATTTAGTCCACCACAAGATCAGTTGCATCCTTGTAGTCGCGTGCTTTCAAAGCTGAAGTGATTAAATCATCTTCATATTGCCCAAAGGATTGCATCCGATTTATTCGGCGCTCGCCACCGTTTCCAGCGCTATCTGCAACTTTTCGGGCAGAGTCTTTCCCCTTCGATTTGCTCGCCTCAAGATACCCTGCGCGGCTTTGGCTGATATTGAGTATTTCTTCAGGTGTTCGCCCTGAGTCTCTAAGACATCCGACAATGAAGACTCTACGCCTTCGTTGGGGAACTCCGAAGTATTGAGCATCAAGCACCCGCCATCCCACGCGATACCCGCGTTTGACCAACGCTTCAATGACAACGGCCATATCTCTTCCGTTATTTGAGGAAAGTAAACCAGGCACGTTTTCAAGGATAATCGTTTCCGATCCGCTTTCGTCAAGGATTCGGCAGATTTCCCAAAATAATCCACTCCGTTTTCCAGCCAATCCTGCTCGCTTACCGGCAACTGATAAATCTTGGCAGGGGAATCCCCCTGTAATGATTCCACCGATAGGATTGAATCCTGCTCGAATAAGTTGCTCACCTGTAACCCCCGATACATCGCCAAAGATGGTTGAATCAGGGAAGTGTTGGCGTAAAACTCCCTGTGCCTTTGAATCAATCTCAACACTTGCAACAACTTTTACACCTGCACGTTGGAGAGCTAAATCAAACCCGCCGACCCCTGCAAATAGTGATACTGCGGTTCTCAATCTTTCCCCCACCCTGTTCCCTTGAAGATTGCCGGAATGACTGTGAAAACTCGCCTTGCTTCTTTGCCACACTCGCAGGTATGAGTGATTCCTTCATCAAGCCTTATCTGCTTCTCGGTAACTTTCCCGCACTCACATTCAAATAAGTAATTCGGCATCATTCCCCCTATAGTGAATTTGCTATAACTGCGTGGAGTAAGTGGAATCGAACCACTAGATGACCCCCATCATCGGCAACCAGCCACTCCCTGCACTCATTAGAAAGGACTAAGAATGAGTGCAACCTTGCTCAACTACTAGACCAACTTTACGCGGTTGGTTTAGCCCCGAGTTGAGCCAAGAGTGCTTGCACCGCAGGATCATCAAGTGATGCTGTTGGTGCGGGTGCTTGCGCTACAGGCGCTGGCGCTTTAATGCCACCTGCAATGTAAGCGTTCGCCTTGGCAACGGCTGTTGCATCGCTCGTTGCATCAAGCAGAATCCAAGGTGCATTTTTGCCAGGCTTTGCGGCTCCTTGGCCGATGCGACCTAGGACTTTGTTACCGATAAGTG